CTAGGTTCGAATCCTAGTTCCGCAGCCAAGATTACCTAGAATGGATGTCAGCGTACTCTGTATGCTGACATCCATTCTGTTTTTGACGGTTATTTTCTCGATGAGGAGCCGGATCGCCTTTTCATCGGGGGACTGGCGCAGAGATTCCAGCCAGGCGGTTATGTTCTCGGCGGTATAGTCTTTTTCCGGTTTTGAATCGCGAAGAGCTTCGATCTCGGCTTTGAGCTGCTGCATCCTGGCACCGATGTCTGCAACGACTTCCGGGGGCAGAGCGCCAGAGGAGAGGTTCGCGAGAAGCGCGTTGTATTTGTCATCCCGTTCGGCAATTTGCTCCCGCAGGGAATCGTAGAAATCCTGTTCACGGTACTTTTCAGACGCCTGGTACCGCCTTAAGGCATCGACGATGATCTGCTGGTTCTCCGGCATCAAAAGCTCGTGGAGATAGTTCCTTGCGGCGTTATCTATGGTCTCCATTTTTGCGTTTGGATTCCCGCAATGATTCTTGCAGTAATAATACTGGTATTTCCCCGTTGTGATGCCATGCATGGGCGCGCCACATTCGCCGCAGAACACGAGGCGGCTGCAAAGGTAGTTGCTTTTCCGGCCGGGCAATTTCCTGCTGTCCATGATTTTTTGCACCTCCATGAATTGTTCTTTGCTGATGATAGGGGGGATCGCGTCCTCGATGCGAATCGCGGACGGCTTGCTGCGCTGAAGCATTTTAGAGCTTTCCTGCTCGGGGCAATACAAATACACGCCGGTGTATTTTTCGTTGCGCAGGATATCGTAGATCTGAGAATACTTGATCGGCTTCCCACGCTTGCCGCGGATCCCGGCAGCCTCCATTTCATCGACCAATGCGGTGAAGCCGATGCCATCCGAGGCGCAGTTGAACATGCGGCGCACATAGGCTGCCTCGAATTCGTTGATCACATATTTCTGATTTACGACATCATAGCCAAAGGGTGGAACGCCGCCGTTGTGCATGGCCTTCATGGCGTTCTCACGGTGGCCCTTCTTCACTTCATCCGACAGGTCGATGATGTAATACTCCGAGAGGGAGCGCATCAGCGCCTTCATGATCACGGCCTCTTTGCCGGTGCCGAAATCTTCGGCTACCGCAATAAGCTGGATCCCATACGAGTTCAGCTTATCTTCATAGCGTACATGGTCGCTCATGCGCCGCGCAAAGCGGTTATACTTATGGACCAGCACTACATCAAACTTCCGGGCTTTGGCGTCCCGCATCATGCGCTGGAAGTCTTTCCGGTTATCGCTTTTGCCGGACGCGGCCCGGTCGGCATACAGCTCCGTGATCGTGTATTCGTGCGCAGCGGCATACTCACGGCAGGCGCGTTCCTGCGCCTCGATGGATTCCTCGCGCTGTTTATCGGTTGAAAATCTTGCGTAGATAATTGCACGTGTCATATGTTCTTCATTTATCTCGTTCTGTGCTCCCCGGGTAGGGGGTGACCCGGGTTCGTGAGGTCGATCTCGTTGTTTTCCCCATTTCAATCCACGCTCCCCGGGTTGGGAGCGACATTAGTAGGTGAGTTTGAAATTACACTTTCCATCGATTCCCACAACTTTGGCACACAGCCTCAGAATGGGTTTTTGATTTTGTCTTGCTGTTTGTAATAAGTGGAATTATCAGTATTAATCCCACGGTGCAGATTGCAAGCAGAATCCAAAGCATCCACCCTAAACAACCCCTGTGCTTCGTTTTTACATCAGTAACTGCCTGTACGATTACATTGCTGCTTCCACATTTGGGACATACCATAACTCGTACCTCCTGCTATATTTTTATTACATTACATTTCATGCAGTGGGTTTCGTAACCGGCAATTCCACTTCAATCTCAGTTGCAAAGTTATCAAATTCCACATAGTAGGTTCCGTCTTCACTATACAGCACATGCATTTTTGTGTTCAAAGTGGCACCGTTTCGCATTTCACCGGCCCAAGCAAGATCGTCCTCCATAAAGAATGCGGAGCATTCGCCTGCTTGTGTCCCGTCAGGAAGAAATGCTTTATAGTAGAACATGTTCAGCGATTTTGTAGAGCCGCTCTTGTTTGTCAGGCTAAGCGAGTAAATTATAACATCATGCCCGTCGAGATCGCTGAATTTGTTGTCTATCGTTGTGAATTCGTATTCCGGCAAAAAGGAGATCTCAAAGCCGTCAAATTCAAACGTGTCACCGTATGTAAGAGCTTTGGGCGGCTCCGGCGTCGGTTTGGCGGTAGGCTTTGGAGAGTCAGTTTGTTTGGGGGTATTTGCTGGCACAGTGGTATTGTCAGAAGGAGCGGGTGTGTCTGAAATCGCACTTCCTACGACTGCGGCCCAAAAGAGAGAGGAGCAGCCGCTGAATAACAGCATTAAAACAAGAACGACGGGAATCAGCTTCTTCATTGTTTACCTCCACCCTTATGTATTAATTTCCCAATGTATGAACTTTATGTTCTTTTCTGAACGCGCCTACGCTTAATGAGCTTGAAAACACCATAAATAATAAGGGCAATATAGAACGCAACACATACAACGATCATAGGATACATGTTTTCTATGCTATACCCTTCACGCGGTGCAAAGGCAATCATTCCTGTGATGATAAGCGCATACACAACGGCAGCAATTCTGCTGCCACGCGTTGTTCCTTCTCCTTCAAGAAACATCCACACGCCAACATAAGGCATATAGACCAGGGTAAGGAAACGAAATACACGCCAAATACGAGATGGCTTCCTAGGAGCGCTTTGCACTTGCTGGACCGGAGGATACGAGACTTGCGGAACAGGACGGGCTGTGACAGTAGGTATATTCCTGGCCGTTGGCAGGCCGATCAGGTTCGTACCACAATCAGGACAGCAGTTGGAGAAAGTCTTGCGGCCACAGTTCGTGCAATAACGCGGCACGGCATCGGCAGCAGTGCCGCACATGGGACAATATGGTGTCTCAAATACTGTTCCGCAGTTTGCGCACTTATGAGAAAAATCACTCGCGCCGCACTGAGTGCAGAAAGATACATTTTGGCTGTTTTGCATGCCGCAGTATTTGCAGATCTTCATGTGCTTTTCTCCTAACTTTTTTTGTGCACGATTTAGGCAAGTTTGCCCATTTCAGTACCATAAGCGGTACTGCAGCACAATTGGCTATTGCACGCCGGGACGGCGTAGAGTACAATAATAGCACAAAATAAGAACAAACGTTCTGATTTATGGAGGAAGTAGACTGTGAAACAGCGAGAGCAAGGCGATACGTCGTACGATAACAACTTGAAAACAGGAGGCCTGTCTATACGCCAGTCAATGATTGACACGATACTTGATACACTGCCGAAGCTCAGCGACGAGCACGTCGAGCTGATACATCGTTTCACAATCTCGCTCCGTGATGGACGCGGCCGCCCGAGATAAGGGCGGCCTTATTCATGCTCTGCAAGCATTTCGGCCATCTTTTCGATCAGCTCCCAATCCTTTTCATCAAGCCTGGCCAAAACCGAGACAAAACGCCGTTTAAACTCATTGTCAGACTGGATCAGATCAGCCATGAAATCGGTGATCTCCTGCGACCGGGTGCGCTGGACAAACATCTCTCCTTCTCCGGTGCGAAGCCACGTTTCATTTACGTTGTATTTTTTGCATATCAATGCAATGACTGCGTTTTGAGGTTCATTCCGTCCCATCTCATACTGCGCAATAGTGTTCTGCTTTACACCTACGGCATCGGCCAGTGCTTGCTGTGTCAGATTTAGCGCCTTGCGCATTTTCTTTATTCTATCTTTCATGATAACCTCCGTTTTGTACAATTATTATACAACTCCGCATCGCTTTAGTCAATCTATAAATATCACAAAAACAATAATATGCATATTGACAATATTGGTGATGAGATTTATAATAATCACAAAACCAATATTGGTTCGCAGGCGATAATCCGCAACTGGGAGGTGATAACGTGAGCGAAAAAGAGCGTAAGATCGGAAAAAAGCTCGCTGCAACATTTGAAGCGCTGCCGGACAGAGGGAAGGAGTTCCTGCTTGGATTCATGGAGGGCGTTGCAGCGGCTAAAAAACGAGAACAGAGCGATGATGATGCCAAGGTTGCTATAACCGACCAGGCAAGCTGAAAGGAGGAAGGAGTGCGTGCAAACGACAATACGCCTGCCAGCAGAGCTCAAAGAAGCACTGCAACGGGAGGCGAAGGGACGTGGATACACGATGAAAGATCTTGTGATCTTTATATTGCGCAAGGCTTTGAATCAATAATGCTCGCCATTTTTATGTTGCTCTTCTGCATAGTCAACATACATGGCGACTGCAGTTTCGATCTCTTTTGCAATGGATCGCCGGTTGGTTTTTGCGCAGCGTTCCAAACGGTCAAAAAGTTCACGATCCATGCGCAGCGTAAAACGCTTTTCAGTGTCTTTGGTGTAAGGATCATTCTTAGGCATTGGAAACCTCCGTATTGACGTCGTAATGACATTTTAATGCATACGGCTAAAAAGGTCAAATATGACTATTGACGTCAAAAGTACAGCGTGATACTATTATAGTCAGATGGGAGGTGACGTCAAACAGATGACAAAAGATGCAAGAGAGCGATTTACGCTCAGAGTTCCGGAAAGCCTTTTTGCTGAAATAAAGATCAAGGCAAAGAAGCAGGGCGTATCTGTGAATGCGCTCATTTTACAAATTCTGTGGGACTGGGTGAATGACCAGGCAAGCGCTTTTATGAACCTGCGGAGGACGCGGGGCAGCGGGCATATGAACCCGGAAGGTTTTAAGGAGAGGCAGCGGCGATGGATCTGAGACCCTATCAACAGGAAGCGAGGGAAGCGGTACAGGCAGAGTGGGCGGCAGGCCACCGCCGCACGCTGCTTGTGCTCCCGACCGGATGCGGGAAGACCATCGTGTTCAGCAAGCTCATTGAGGACTGCGTGCGGGAGGGTGAGCGCGTGCTCGTGCTCGCCCACCGGGGGGAACTGCTGGAACAGGCCGCGGACAAGCTCGCCAAAACGACGGGGCTTGGTTGTGCGGTGGAAAAGGCGGAGGAGAGCTGCCTCGGGAGCTGGTTCCGCGTGGTGGTCGGCTCGGTGCAGACCCTCATGCGGGAGAAGCGGCTCGGGCAGTTCGCGCCGGATTTCTTCAACACGATCGTGGTGGACGAAGCGCACCACTGCATTTCGGACAGCTATCAGAAGGTGCTCATGCACTTTGGCGATGCAAAGGTGCTTGGCGTGACCGCCACACCGGACCGCGGCGACATGCGCAACCTCGGCACCTATTTCGATTCGCTCGCATATGAGTACACGCTGCCGAGGGCAATCAAAGAGGGGTATCTCGTGCCGATCAAAGCGCTTACGATCCCGATCCGGATGGATCTCACAAGCGTGAGCGTTCAGGCCGGCGATTTCAAGGCAAGCGACGTTGGCACGGCGCTCGACCCGTACCTGCACCAGATCGCGGAAGAGATGGCGAAGAACTGCCGCGGCCGGAAAACGGTGGTATTCCTGCCGCTGATCAAAACCAGCCAGAAGTTCTGCGCGATCCTCAACGAACATGGTTTCCGCGCCGCAGAGGTAAACGGCGGGAGCGAGGACCGCGCCCGCATCCTCCAGGCGTTTGACCGCGGCGATTATGACGTTTTATGCAACTCCATGCTCCTCACGGAAGGATGGGATTGCCCGACGGTGGATTGCATCGTGGTGCTCCGGCCCACGAAGATCCGCAGCCTGTACGCTCAGATGGTGGGACGGGGCACGCGCCTCGCGGCCGGAAAGACTGAGCTCCTGCTGCTGGACT